ATTGCGTTAGTCTAATTTTCTTAGACCCTGTGCTCCGCGTAGCGGGAGCAACCACATTGCTAGATTTTCTCTTAGTCTCTTCTGGTTGATCTTCAATCCCGTCATCAAATTGATCGGGGAATACTTGTCGCATACGAGAATTAACTTTCTCATAGTAAGTATCTGATGTGGGGTCAACCCCCTCTTCCTTTAGTCTAGCATCTAACCCCAATGCAAACGCGGTCATTTCTAACCCGTCGGGAGTTTTAGAGCCAAACCAAGTATTTTCTTTTGCCCAAGATGCCGCACGTTCGTCGCGTTGTGTGGGTCGTTGCGGTACTTGTACCCGAGTTTCTTCTTCCTGTAAAGGGGCAGGTTTAAAGTTTGTTACTTTATCAGAACGTAATTTAGCAGTAGTAAGGGCTTCTTGTGCGTTTACTATGCCCTCAGAATCTCCTGATTCGTAAGCTTCTTTATACATACGTTTGGCGGCTTCCATCTCCCCCGCCACAGAACGTTTAGCTTGCTCAAGCAAGGTCTCTTGATTCTTATTGACCGTACTCTTTAGCTTATTGTTCTCCGCTATAAGGTTTTGAGCATAGGCTTGTAGAGCTGCTTGCTCACGTTCGGCAGCTTCTTTAGCCCTGCGCTCGTCGTGATACCCCTTACTAAAGTGCTTAATCCTACTTTTAACTTTGTCAGAGTAGTTCTCTAGTTCTTCTTCAGTTATTTCTTCTGGGGCTTTGGACGGTTTACGTCCCCTATCTGCTACAGGGGTATCGTCTTCCACCTCAATCTCTAAGTCGCCCGCCTTTATAGTATCTTTGGCGGACTTCATGGCTTCGCTGCCCACGGCACCTTCTACTTCAAGGGGCGCGTCTTCCTCTTCCATATCCACCTCAACTTCTTGAGATGATTCATCTTTATCGGGATCTGGAAATTCAAATTCTACTTGTTGTCTAGGCATGGTCTATTCCTTATGCACGCGAAACTGCTCGCGGATCATCGACGACGGCCTCAATAGAGTCGTCATTCATTAAGCGAAACTCCTGCCCGTTCACCTTAAAACGCGTACCGGTGTTGGCTCGGAACATCACATGGTCGCCTACTTTGCACCAAGGCCCAGTAGGAAAACGTTTTTCGTCGCTATACGCTTCTGCGCCCATATCAATCACAGACCCAACAGTAGACAGGATATACTCCTCCCGCCTCGTAGAGTCTGCCTTAATAAGCCCGCTGCTTCCGAAAGTTTCTTCAACATTGGGTAAGGCGATGAGTACCCTGTAGCCAACCGGCTTAGGGATAGAGGCTTCTAACTCTGCCTCTTCTATGGCTTCTACTTCGATACGTTCTTTACGCTTTAGCTCTAATGCAGTCATTGCTGGAGATACAGACGCGTCAGCGCCTACCCCACTAACCGTTACTGTCTCAGTCATCGTTATCGTCCATATAGTTACGCGAAAGGTCACCTACTTCTCTTAATGCGGCGTTTAGACCCCGAATCACGCCACATACCTCCCGATATTCAGCGAAGTCTTTAGCTCCGCCGCTTTGCAGGAAATCTTCGCTGGAACCTTTAAGCTCCGTTAATTTTTCGTTCAGCACGTCAAAGACGGTAGTAGACAATGGATCACCTCCTTACTGGGGCATCTGCCCCTCTCTATTGGCTTTCGCCATGTCCAAAATAGCTTTAGCTTCGTCCAGATCATTCTTAGCTTGAGCCTGCTCGTTTTGAGAGGCTATGCGGTTTGCCTCAATAGTTGAAGTAACAACAGCTTTCTGTGTATCCACCTCCAACCTAGCGGCATCAAGTGCAGCGTCTGCTTGATCTTTCTGCATCTTGCGCTGTAGCTCACCTTGCTTCAACTGTAGTTCTTGCTGCTGCATTTGGATAACGGGGTCTTGTTGTAGTTGCTGTGCCTGTTGCTGCGCCGCTTGCTGCTCGTGTGCTTGCGTAAGTTGAATAGCAGCTTTCGATTGTAGTTGGGCAATCTGAGCTTCCAATTCTGGCTCCATATCTTCGTTAGGTGGTGGCAGTGCCGCACCTATCTGCTGTTCTATTTGTTGACGGTACATAAACGCCGTATGCTCTGCGATGTGGGCCTGTAGAGAAGACATGATCTGGTTTGCCATTGGGTTTTGACCAATAGTTTGCATAATCATAGGGTCTTGCATGAACGCTTGGTGGGTAGCGATATGCGCCTGATGGTCTTGGATCATAAAAGCTTTTATGGGAGAGCCTGTTATAGCATCCATATTCTCGCTAACCGGATCGGTAGGCTTTAAATCGTCGTCTGTTGGGACAAGCTTGTCGGCGTTCTTGATACCCAAGACCTCGATCATCTGGCGATGAAGTTGTGGCAGGTCGTAGATTTGTGGGGTGGCCTGTGCCATTTGCAACACGGTTTGGTACTGGACCACTCGTTGGGCCATCGTGCTGCTATTAGGATCACTGACAGGAATTACTTCCACCATAGCGTAGTCGGCTTGTCTAGCACGAGGCTCGCCACGGTCAGGCACATACATATACTCTTCTGGGGCATACTCAGCGATGATTTTTCTCAGGAGTTTAAATTCCTGCTTCATCGAGAAATGGACACGGGATTGCACCGCAGCCATTGGCTTAAGAGTACGCTCTAATAGAGCGAGGGTAGTTCCAACAGGAGCATTAGCACTCATGTCGGATATGTTCATGTCTGAAATAGCGCCCAAACGTCGGCCTTCTTCTGTGATCTGCTGCAATAATGATAGCAACGTCTGAGAAGGTTCTTTATAAGGCAGCGGCATAATGTTGTCGCGGATGCTGCCAGAGGGTACATCTACATCACGGAACTCGCCGGGACCAATTGGTGTGTCGTCGCCCTTAACTCGTAGTCCGCGAGACTTGAGACCACCGGGGAGATTGGATAGGGTTCCAGCGTCCACGAGCTGACGGATAATGCTAGTGCCAGCGCGAGCGTAGCCACCGATGATGTGAATAAGTCCAAGTCCATAAAATCCAAATCCGGGTACATAAGCATAATGTACGAAATGTTGACGTTTTAGTGTCAAAGGGTCGTCAGGGTTCCAGTTACGGCGTATCGACAACACCTCGCTTGTACCCTTCTCAAACGTTACTACATAAGGCTTTGCGATTTGGAGGTCGTCGTCTTCACCGTCACCATCTACACCGTCAATAATCAGGTCAGCGTGCACTTCAAATATGGTATAGCGGTCGTCAGAGGTTAAAGAAACCCCAGATTGTTCGGCCTTCGCTTCCTCAATGTCCGTAAAGAAGGACACTGGCTCACCTAACTCCACTTCTCGATAGAACCCAGCGGCCTGAAGCTTTATAACTTCGTTCTTAGTCTTGCGCATGACGTGCGTAACACGCTCTGCGGACTCAATATTAGAGGCACCGTAGGGTACAATTACGTCTTCAGCAGGGATATATAGGGCCGTCTGACGCCCCATATTGGGGTCAAAATAGATCTTTTTGAAGGCAGAACCAGCCAAACCAAGGCTATATAGTAGCCGCTCATGTTCGGGGCGGTATTCTACCATAACTTCGGTCAATTCATAGTTCATGTCAGTCTTAACACGAAGGGCTGCGTCTTCTTTGTCTTGGGTAACTTCACCAAGAATCTTGGTCTTAACAGGGCCAGCAGCAGGGAACGTCTCACTCATAGCCTCGGCTTGGAACCGAATAGCGGCTTCTGCCAAAATGTTACTGTATACGCCACAGGCGTTTTCCCAAGGCTCGGTACGTTCTTCGTACTTCATCCCGAGGACATCAAGACCTGCAACATAGCTGTCTGCCCAATCACGTCGAGCTGAAGTATCCCCGTCAATGGCGTCTATTAAATCTCCAGTTATCTCGGTTAACTGCCCGTCGTCTAAGTACTTGGCGAGGTTAGCGTCGAAAGGAGCCGAGTCTATGTCGTCGTTTTCTTCCCCAAAGCTAATCTCAATGCTGCCATCCTCAAGCTCTACCATGACAGGCAGCTCTTCAGATGTGACTATATCCATTTCGATCATGGCGTCAGGTTCACCCATTGCACCCATCCCTAACTCTTGATCAATGCCTTCGGGCATCCCGTATAAACCTTTCTCAATAGCCATCGTCTTATCCTTTAGTAGTATCCGCCGCGATGCCTGTACATAGGATCGCTATCTATTTCGTCAGTTGGTAGGGATATAAACCCGCCTTGCCTAAAACGCATAAGTGCCATAACCGTCGCATCAACCAAGTCATCGTTAGACATGAACGGGAATCCCGCTACTTCTTCCACGACCTCTTCAGCCCAACGTGTTTCTGGAACCCACACTAACCCGGACATTACTATATCAGCTACAGAATTAAGTCTAGCGGTCTTATCGCCCGAGCCTCGGTGTGGGGTATATTCTTGCACAATTAGCCCCATCCTGCGAAGTTCTTGGTATAACGCCGCGCCGTTACTCTTTTTCTCTACAATAAACGAATCTGGCTCCCATTCTTCGTACAGTTCTAGCGATAACTTTTTAAGTTCTGGAAATTCTACACGTTTCTTCACAGAATTCAGCAATATGATATTGTACGCCCCACCGTTTCCCGCTTCTTCGTTAAAAAACACCCCCCATATAGTGATAGCGGTAAAGTCAGCCCTGTTATGCTTCTCGGCTGCGGCGTCTAGGGACATAATGACGTACTCACATGCAGGAGGGCTTTCTTTCTCCCACGTTTTCCACCACTCGCGCTTAACTATAGCGGCTTCTTCCGCAGTTGGCTGTTGTTGGTACTGTGAATTCCATTGAAATAGAGGCATCGACGCTTTTGTGCGGTGTAATGCTTTTAAATCAAAGAACTCAGGCCATAGCGGCTTCTCTTTAATGATCGTGGTCTGGTTCTTGCCCTTACCAACCTTGCTTTCAAACTCCAGTATCGCCGGAAACTCTACTACTTCGTATTTATCGGCCAGTTCATTCATGGTCATGTCGCGTATTACTCGTCCAGTCAGGTCGTCTAAGTGCCATCTTGTCTGAATAATAGCGACCCGCCCACCGGGCATAAGACGCGTTCGTGCTCCGTAGGTGAACCATTCGTACGCTTTATCAAAAACTTCAAAGTTTCCGTTAATTACGTCTTGCTCGGAGTGTGGATCGTCAATTAACAGCAAATGGGCACCACGTCCCGCAATCGACGAGCCAATACCGCAGGCATAATACTCGCCCCCCATGTTCGTATTCCAACGTCCGGCTGACTTACTGTCCGATGCAAGCTTCACGTCTGGGAATATAGCTTGGTACTGAGGCGTAGATATAAGGTTACGTACCTTTCGCCCGAAATCCACCGCTAGGTCTGTGGTATGCGACACCATCATTACCTTCATGGTCGGGTTACGCCCTAAGAACCAAGCGGGAAAGTAAATAGAAACAAGTTGAGACTTACCGTGGCGTGGGGGGATGTTTACGCAAATACGATCTTTGCCTTCTTTTTTCGCCTCCACATCTTCGCTTTTAGCTTTGTCGTCCGTTAATACGCCCTGCTCGATCTCCATAAGCAAGTTAGCCAGTATCCTGTGGTGTTTACCGACTAGGTAGTCCGGCTGCATGTAACAACAAAAATCAATAAGGTCTAAACGAGAAGCCTCGACTTGGGCGTTTTCTTCTAAGCCATCAAGGAGCTTGTGTATCTCTGCCTGTTCTTCAACGCTGTACGTATCTAGGTTGTCCAGCATTAACTGAAGGTCTTCTGGAGAAAACAAAGGCGCTGCGCTCACTCTGCCCCCTCCCCCACTTCTTCGTAGCTACCGTCAGGGTTCTGCTTTAGTGTTTTGAGCTTTTCTAGTTTTTCGCGCAACTTGTCTTTTATGTCAGTCGAGTTGTTGTGGGTTACGGTAACTTCTTTACGTTCGGCAAACAGCCCTACGTCTGAAATCTTACCGAGCAGTTCTAATGCTTTTAGCCGAACGCGGGGGTCAGCGTTCTCAGTCTCTAGTACGAGCTTGTTTGTTACTAGGTGGCGTATCTCCGCAGCATGTGTCGCTACGATTTGCCCGAACTCTTTTAGGATGTCATTAGTCTGTATAAGTACAGCAGGGGTTAGCGTAGCGGTACGGGAGTGGGTTACGGCAGTTGACGCTTTTTCTTCATTGTCTGCGTACGCCTTAACTAACTTAGTAACCGCAGTTTTCTCTACGTCGTCTGGGTCGTTAACTTCTAGGCCGTGCTCTTGCAGGACAGCAATGGTCTTACATGCCGCTTCGGCGCGCATACGCAAATCTATATACCGAATGTCAGGTGGGATATCCACACCGAGTTCTGGGGTGACAACTAACGTCATCTATGTACACCTTACGCAAGCTTAGTAGCTGTTGCGCGCAGTATAGGATACAAAAAATTATTTTACAACAGGGGCTTGGGACTCCTGTGGGGGGTGTTTCCTATATAGAGGGGGTGGGGTCTAGCCTCGGGCGTTTTATATAAATAGGGGGTGGGGGTCTAATGAGAACAAGTTTAAGTAAGTAACTTACGCCCGGGGGCGCTTAAGTTTCAAAAATACGATTTACTCGTGCAAACTAGTATATATAGGTAGTAGGAGTCCCATTGCTGTCAAAGTGGGCGGTGGGGCAGGGGTGGGGGTCGATAGCGGGCCATCCTAGGCGTTGCGCGGGCCTTTATCCGTTCGAGTCGAACGCATTGTTAGCATACGCAATAAAACGCCATAAAACAGCACACAATTCTGATTCGGCGCTATACTTAAAAGTGTCGGTAAGACAACGACATAACTTAAACAATAGGAAGATGCTTTATGAACAACACTACACAGAACGACGCGATCGAGAACGAAGGTTCGGCTAATCTGCTAGACGCTATCAAGGCCGCGAGTGACACGGCGAATGAGCGTATGAGTCTTGCCGCCCTTGAGAGTATGATGCGGGCCGATAAACTCGCAGGCGCTAAACGGGCCACTTGGCTAACTGCCGCATTCAAGGCCGGTGTTAAAAGCACGGTGCTCGGTGAGTTAGGTAGTGTCGAACGCAACATATTCGAAACAACGTACGCTAAGACCCACTGGACTGCACCGGAACGTGCTCTCGCAGCCAAGACGACCGCCGAGGCTAAACTGCTACCGAACGATGCGAAGCGTAAAGAGCGGTCGCTATTGAACGGCCAACGGCGAACGTATCTAGCACGGGCAATAGCGGACCTTAAGGTGCTAGAGGCTGGTGGCACGCTAGGCAGCCATGGCGGCAGCAGCAGCGGTAATAAGTACACGCCAATTGAGAAGGCGATGGCAGGCATTGTAGCTATCACCGAGGTGCTCGAGAAGGATGAGTCGAGTATGGCGCTGGCGCTTAGGAAGGCGATCACGAAGGTGCAGGATGCCTACACATCCAAGTATGAGCCTGCCAAGGCGGCATTCAAACAAGTGACCGGTGACGCGCGGCAGTATACGCCGACCATCTCACTATCTAAGAAAAAGAAGTAACCACCCGCTAGATCAAGGCAGCCCCTCGGGGCTGCTTTTTTTTCGCCTAAATTTCGTGATACCAGTGAAATGGTGGCGTGCTGCGGTATTCCCTAGCGGGCTGTGTGAGCCGAGTGATACCAGTGAAATGACGGCGTGCTGCGGAATTGCCTAGCCCGACACGCGAGCCGTTGCACAATCATGTTTTCCGTTCGAGTCGAACGCATTTTGAGCGATACCAGTGAAATACTAGCGTGCTGCACGAGCCATTATCCGTTCGAATCGAACGCATTTCTAATGTTCCTAATGTTACTTTTGCTATTTTCGTAAGTGCTTGATTTTAAAGCTTTGTTCCTAAAGTTACTTTTTGCTTTTCGAGAATGTTACATTGTTGTTTTATGTTGTTTAGTTAAGTCTGTGTTCGTGCGCTATTGTGGTATTGGTCTACTACTACTACTTATTTATTAATATTATATAGTGTTACAAAAATAAGAGGATTTCCCAGATTCCTGCGGGATTGCTTTGCGCTACTCCGTAGTCGCTACACAAAAAGTTTGGGATTCCCAAAGTCCCCGCACCCTTTTTGCGATGGTACAAAAGGAACTTTTAGCACAATGCTTTTTTTCCTAAGCTAAATC